AGTATAATAAGATTTGGGAAGAGAACCATAACATTAGAATTGTTAAAGGTGCAGGAGAAGTATCTTGAGATCAGAAATGGACATAGCTTATATAGCTGGACTCTTTGATGGTGAGGGTAGTATCTACTACGCGAGAAGACCAGAGAAGAAGAAAAAACATAAAGGCAAAGGTTATAGAATCTCTAATAGTTTACGTATGAGTATGGAGATTACGATGACTGACCAGTCTGTGATTCGTTGGGTCCACGAAGTATTAGGTTGCGGAACTGTTGTAAAGAAACCTAGAAAAGGTTTACGTAAAGACGGAACTAAGTATCTAATGCAGTGGAAGTGGCGATGTACATTCAGAGACGCGTATTACGTGTGTATGTTACTGGCGCCCTACGCCCATACGAAACTAGCTAAAATCAGACAGATCACAGACCATTACGCTAATACAGATAATTATCTTAAGAATAGTAAGGTTGTGAGTCTAAAAGATTATAAGAAGGCTTTGGTTTTTGAATGAGAAAATTAAAGTTAAAATTCTATCTGTGGATAATGGGTTGGTCGGGAGCGATCAACTCATGGGCATGGACGAAGCAAGCTAGAATCATACGAAAGAATCGTAGATGACAGTCGAGTTTGGTTTTTCTATGCTTATCTTTGGCATGACCTGTATTCTCATTGGAGCCGTAATTGTCTGGTATGTAATCAACGAATATGTTTTAAAGAAGGATGATGACGATGAAATGGAATAAAAAATTTATATATCCTACATCAACCCGATCACTGATTAATGGTAAACGACACTACGATATTGGTACAGAAGAGAAATTACCGAGTGTTACGACTATATTGTCAGCGACTCAGTCAGAGGAGAAACGTAAAAAACTAGCTGAGTGGCGTGCAAGACTAGGTAATCAGTACGCTGATCGTGTAAAGGATTTATCTGCAATGCGAGGTACCAGTATGCATACGTACCTAGAGGGGTTCATCACGGACCAACGACACCTGGACCTGACCGCTTTGGGTCGAGAAGCAGGGCGCATGGCTGATGTGGTTATTAGATCGGGGCTCGGGGACCTGGAAGAAGTATGGGGAACTGAGGTAACACTGTATTATCCTGGCCTGTATGCAGGGGCAACGGACGTTGCCGGTATTTATGACGGGCGCGAAAGTATAATAGATTTCAAACAGACGAACAAGCCAAAAAGACGTGAATGGATTGAAGATTATTTTATACAGCTGGCTGCATATGCAATGGCTCACAACCATGTGTATGACACACAGATTCAACAGGGTGTGATTCTAATGTGTTCAAAAGATGGCTTTTTTCAGAAGTTTGTAGTGTCTGACCAAGAATTTAAACAGTGCAAATACGCTTTCTTGAAGAAGGTCGACTATTATCATCAAAATTGTACCAAAAATAAAAACGGCCAAGATACAAAAAATGATTGAAAAATACGCTAAATCATTGAAGAATTTGCTCATAGACCCTATTGTATACACTTTATTCTATAAAAATAAAAAAAATTTTTTTATTTTTTTTAAACCTTGGTACAATTGGTACAAATTAAAAAAGATAGTAATACCAACGTTTATTCGTTCATTTTTGTACCTATACCCCTTGGTACAATTGGGTACAATTGGTACAATTGTTAAAAACACTAGGTTTTACAACGATCTAAGGGGTCGCGCGCGTGTTTTTTATTTTTATTTTATAAATTATAAAACCTGGGGTATACATAAGTCATGAAGAGGAAGAAGAGATATAAGCACGCTGTTATTAACAAAAAGAAATATTATTTCTATTCTATCAAGTGGTTCGATATCACCGGCGATGCAGGGCATAAATCAAAAGAAGAGATGGAGAATCTACCTATATCTAAAATGATAACGCAAGCATATATATTTAAAAAAACAAAAAAGTTTTTAATTACATTCAGCTCTTACGATACAACAGATGAAGTCTTCAGTGATACAAATATCTTTCCTATGGGCTGTATTATATCTATGGAGAAGATACTCCTATAAGCCATAGCATTATAAAAATATAACAGATAGGTTCCATTACTGTTTGAGTTTTTTGAGAGCTAACTTAGTCTTAACTATATTCATGAGTCTTTCATTCTTCTCACGTGCCTCATCAGCATCTACCTTGACGTTCATATTGAGTCTTTTATCTACGAATCTACCATCAGCTTTCATAATAATTTCTTGGGCTCTGATAGCATCAGCAAACTTACCATTCTTTTTTGCAGCGTCACGTAGTTGTCCTAGTGTTGCTTTCTGTTCTGGTAGGTTCTGTTCATACTTTGAGTATAGCTCTTGTTTGAGAGCGTCATGAAAGGCCACCACCAGCGGGTACTCATCGACATTCATGAGTCTACTAGCATAGTTGCCAGGGTCTGCATATCCGGCCAGCTTAGCTGCTTCTGTTTGGCTACATGGCTCACCTTCATGGCCATATACTAGAAACATTACAAACTTCTCTTGCTGTGCTGTCAATTTTTTTGGTAGTGACATAATACTTGTAATATATCCTATAATTTGTATATATCAATATTAGAAATATGGATGATATAGACAGAAATACTAGGAAAATACTAAAATACATGCAAGACATGGAGAAGAAAGTCAAGCAGATGAAGTTTATCAGAGACTTAAAAGTAGAAGTTGAGATAAACGGAACTGGTACACACAAGTATAGATACAAACGTGGTCCCAATAAAGGTAAGGTAACAGAGTGATAAAAGGTAAAACATTCAGACAAGCGTTAGATAAGTTTATGAAAGCTGAAGTTACTAAAGAAGCTAGAATACAAATACAATTACCTAACGGAGAATTTTATGACATCGTTGGAATAAAATTACTTGAAAATAAAATTATTGGTAGTAAAGATACACATAGATTAGTTTTGTCTTGTGAAAAACCAGTAGAAAGTATGGGTGAACCTATAAAGATTCTATAAGTTATCTGGACTGAATTATGTCACAGAAAATTATTAATTCTGAAAGAGATTTATGGAGAAAAATTAAGAATGAAATTAAAACAATTTCATGGATTCGTATTGAAAATTGGGCTTTACCTGGCACTCCCGATCTGTTGGGTTATCCTGCTAGTGGGAACTTTTTTACACTTGAATTAAAGTTTACGAAGTCCAGAAAAGTCCAGATATCCCCGCACCAAGTTGCCTTCCACACGAAACATAAAAAGAATACCTTTGTGCTTGTAGCTTGTGCCCCTAAGCTTGGGACTTGCCGCTTGTACCCTGGCGCTCGGATCTTGGATCTTGCGACTTCTGGCTTGAAGCTTGAACCCTTGTGCGCTGGTTGGGATGCTTGTCGCTTGTTGCTTGAGCGCTTGTAAGCTTGCGATCTTTATACCAGGCAGCAGTTTGTTCTTTCGCGCGCTTCCTGAGCTCAGCGTAATATTTAGGGTGTTTAAAAGTGAACGTCATAATCTTTAAATAACCTTTTGACCATGTCCGCCAGTTGATATTCATCACAGTAAATATTCTTTTCATTGGCCTTAACAATGGCTTTTAACTCTTCAATAATTTCTTCTTTGTTTTTAGTGTTTTCCGTAACAGACATTATCTACCCCCCTGTCCCAACAAGCCCGGCAGCTTCCGCATTCGTTCCCCTGATCTGGGGCCGGGCACGTGCGCTTGTCCTGGCTGGTGACTGTAGACGTCCACGGCCAGAATTTGACCGGACCAGAATCAATCATATGCGATGACATTCTAATGATTAAATTTGACGGAATCGTGGCAGGGTCAACCTGCTTCAGGAACTGCGCCTCACGTGTCGGCATCCAGTGCCGGGTCTTGCTTGTACGCTTGCAGACTTCAAATATATTTTCTAAATGCTTCATGCTCTGAATATCTCCGGAGTCATGCCACCTGAACCAGTCCTGGTCCTTGATCAGCACCACCATAGCATCCACCCAGCGAGGGTCTTCAAGTGCTCGCAGCCTCCGCTCCAGAGCCTGCTGAACATTGCTGAACCTGTAACGCCCCTTCAGGGCATAGCAGCCCGCGCAGACGGACCCTGGCACCTTCACCAGCTTCGCGCCTGTCTTGCACGCGACCGCCGGCAGATTGTGAGCCGGTCCCGGCATCTTCGACGGCTTACTCAGGCCGCCTGTTATTTCTCTTGCTTCTTTCTTCAACATAATCTTTCTCCTATAAAATCTTATATAGCTTGTAGCTTGTAACCTGTCAAGCTTGTTGCTTGTCCCCTTGATCCAAGGTCCATTATCCCGAACTCGAGTACTTCGAACAATGGACCAACGGACCCCAGATCCCGCGTTTTACCTTATCGGCCGACGGGATCAGGGCTCCGCAGGCTGCACCTCATCAGGGTGCTACCCTTCCTGGAAGCCTGGCCAAGATGATTTACACTACACGGGCCTCACCCTATAAGGCGTGTTAATCTAGAACAGGCGGTGTAGTCACAAACTTGACCCCAGATCCAGAAGCAGTGACCGCGCCTGCGTGCGCATCGGTTTTGGCTAGCCCTAGCTGTGCCGCTGGATCAGGGCTCGAGTTTGTTTTCATGATCCCACTATATCCCAGATCAGGAATGTTGTCAAGTGCTTGAAGCTTGTTGCTTGTGGATAAATAGCTTGAAGATTCTGGGCGGGCCCACCCTTGGGCCCTTGAACATTCTGGGCGGGCCCACCCAAAAAAAAAAACAAAAAATTTTCAATCTGTGATTGTGTGTAGTTTTGGAGGCTCACACAACCACAGGTTGTTCATCAAGGACAAGATGAAATCAGTTTAAGGTTGCTGACAAGGTCGTTCTTCGCCCGTAAGCATATTCCTTTCTATAAATCGTGGTAAAGAGTGATCGTCCCAATAATTTCTATTGTATGTTCTTCGCCACGCATTTTCTTCGGTCAATGTTAATGGTTCATTTATTCTACCACTAACTTGATCTATGGCACGATCCATAAATTGTTCAGCCCAATCATTGTAGCAATTAAGTGAACAAAAATTTCCCTTACCATAATAGAACGAACTTCTTCTTCTAGTCTGATTTACTCTCTTGTCCTTACTTCCTCGTTTTCTGTCTTTTGTGTCGTAAGTATGGCACTTATGACTTTGACAATATTTTAGTGTACTCATCTTTTGTCCTTTCTAGTGGGGGTTGTGTTCTACACTAGAACTACCTCAACCCCTCACATTTACATATTGTTATTTAAGTTTTTGTAAATAAATTAACATAAATTAATATAATATCCCTTGTAAAAATGTCAAGATAGTATATAAGAAATTTATGCTATTAATAACAATAACAAAGAAAGCGAGGATATAATGGCAAGGATAAGACTAAACAATGAGTATCGGAATAAAATTGGTTTAAGAATTAAATCACATTTATTTCAAGAGGATACGCAAGAGAAGAAGAAGTATGACACTCTAAAAGCCGAACAAGTAGATGTTAATGATAAGGCTTGGTCTGTTGCAGAAAAAATAGTAAGACGACACTATACTGCTGATGATGTAGAGAAAGCATATTACCTTCAAAATAAATTTGAAAATGTTTCGACTATTGCAAAAGATAGTTGTTTCCATTTTCATTATCTTGGGACAAAGGAAAAAAGAAACTATGACAATCAGATTGAGGTTGAACATAATGTACCAATAGAAAAACACTTTGATTTTAGATTAAGTGGCGCTATTGATATCGAGGGCAACAACGATCACGATAGAGACAATAGTTATGCTTACGCTTTGTTCAGAGATGAGATAAACGCACAAGAGGGTTGCAACGCTGATATCTTAATTGAACAACAACATAATGACGATAACCCACACAAAAGAAAATTTACTGATAAGAATAATGAGTATCTTGGTCTGAGTGGTGGTAGAGATAATCAAGTTAGATATGGTAAAGAGTGGAACGACAAATACCAACTTGATTTAATTGGTCGTGATTATTGTAGAGATAGATCGATCGCTTGTAGTGAAGAAGAATTTAAACTTCTAATCACTTGGAAACAAGCTAAAGGTCAATTTGTAATGGCTCATCACAAATGGGTTGAGTCTGTTCTAAAACAAATGAAAGAAATAAAACTCGGTCTAAAAGGTTATAAATATTTAGACGAGGGTATAGAACTAGCAAATGAACTAGGAATAAAAATAGATGACGCAGAAATCGTTAGAACAAATTCTAGTGGTTTAGTTATTTATAATCCTAAAAATCTTGCTCAGAGAATAAAGGGTATGAAAAACACTCAAAAGACGCGAGAACAAAAGATCGCTGAGCGTGTTGCATATATGCAACAGAACAAAATTAATTCGGATAACTTGAATTAATCACTTGAAATCAGTTATGGGATAATATAAATTTATCCCATAACCACAAAGGTTATAGAAAGCGAGAAACAATGATAAAACAAAAACCTTTCACGATCACTTACTGGAGTGCTAGTGATAAGAAAACAATAACAAGAAATGCTTTATGGACGGATAAAAGTAGATATTGGGTAAGTAAAGCAGGTAGATTGTTAATGACTTATTTTGATGTAGATCAAAATGGTTATAGAACAGCGTCAGATACTTGGAGTATTAAATTATGAGTGAGAATTATATAATACTTTCAGAAACAAAATATTCTTCACTTCCGAGTAGTTGGAATGTTGAATTCTTTGATCTGTCTTACAACAATGCATTTACAAAGTTAGTTGCATTGGAAACATTAAAGGACAATGACGACAAAGTTTATTACATTATAAATAAAAAACATTTATGGAGTAAAACCACAGATGTAAAATTAGATAATGTAGATATAAATAAAATAGAAAAACAAGACGCGTTGTTCTAAATTAAAAAGGGGTATGGGATAAATCCCATACCCCTATGCAAAAACTGCATTGCATTTTTTGCATTACCACATTTAGTGTATCTCGGTAGAGGTACCACAACATCTTGTGTTTTTCGCTTGAAAACTAGGGCGGGCCCACCCAATGTTGACAAAGGGGTCCCAAGGTCGTACATATATGT